AATGCATCAGACGTTACTAAGCGAAACAGAAATGGACAGACAGCGTCTGGCTTATATTCTCTTTTTATCCCAATGGAGTGGAACTACGAAGGATTTATTGATGAGCACGGAAGCCCAGTCTTCAATAATCCGGATCATGAAGTCTACGATCCACATGGGGAATTAATAGATGTAGGTGTAATAGATAACTGGCAAAATGAAGCAGATGGTTTAAGAAACGATCAAGATGCTTTAAATGAATTTTACCGCCAGTTTCCAAGAACTACAGAACATGCTTTTAGAGATGAAACAAAAAACAGTATATTTAACTTAGTAAAAATATACGAACAAATAGATTACAACGAAGAAATGTCTAGAAGTTTAGGTATTTCAACAGGTAGTTTTCAATGGGTTAACGGTGTAAAAGATTCAAGCGTTATATTTTATCCAGATCCAAAAGGTAGGTTTAAAATAAGTTGGGTACCACCAACAAACATACAAAACAAAATTGTAATTAAAAACGGTATAAAATACCCTGGTAACGAACACATGGGCGCTTTTGGTTGTGACTCGTACGATATATCAGGAACTGTAGACGGTAAAGGTTCAAAAGGAGCTTTGCATGGCCTAACTAAATTTAGCATGGAAGACGCACCAGCTAATACGTTTTTTTTAGAATATATAGCAAGGCCTCAGACCGCAGAGATGTTCTTTGAAGACGTTCTAATGGCATTAGTATTTTACGGGATGCCTTTACTTGCAGAGAACAACAAACCTCGTCTATTGTATTATTTACGAAGACGTGGTTACAGAGGTTTTAGCATGAACAGGCCAGATAAAATATGGAACAAATTATCTACTGCAGAAAAGGAAATAGGTGGTATACCAAACTCAAGCGAAGATATAAAACAAGCTCATGCTGCTGCTATTGAAATGTATATACAAAGCCACGTGGGCATGAATACTGAAGGTCAATTTGGTAATTGTTATTTTAACGAGCTGTTAAATGACTGGGCTAAGTTTGACATAAACAAAAGAACAAAACATGATGCTTCTATAAGTTCTGGTCTTGCGATAATGGCTTGTAATAGGCATTTATATAGACCAAACGCTACAATAGAAAAACCAAAACTAAATATAAATATTGCTAAATATTCTAATCAAGGTAATATGTCTAAATTAATTAAAAAATAAATATGATTGTAAAAAGTTATTTTCCTTCTCAAGTTGTGAGTGATGTGGAAAAAATAAGCTATGATTATGGTTTGAAAGTAGCTAAGGCTATTGAGGCTGAGTGGTTTTATACTGACAGAGGTAGTAATAGATATAGAACTAACCATAACAATTTTCATAATCTTAGGTTGTATGCTAGAGGAGAACAATCAATACAAAAGTATAAAGATGAGTTGTCTATAAACGGTGATTTGTCTTATTTAAATTTAGACTGGAAACCAGTACCTATTATACCTAAATTTGTAGATATAGTAGTAAATGGTATTGCTGAAAGAACATATGACGTAAAAGCTTACTCTCAAGATCCTAATGGTGTAGCTCAAAGAACTAAGTATATGAATGATATACTAGAAGACATGAGAACCGAAGATTTTAAATCTGAAGTAATGCAAGCAACAGGTTTAGACTTGTTTAAAAGCGACGTAGAATCTCTACCTCAAACTCAAGAAGAACTAGAACTTCACATGAAGTTAAATTACAAGCAGGCTGTAGAAATAGCAGAAGAGCAAGCTATAAATGTATTGTTAGAAGGAAATAAATACGAGCTTACTAAAAAACAATTTTATTACGATCTTACCGTTTTAGGTATAGGCGCTGTAAAAACAAGTTTTAACACTTCTGAAGGTGTAACAGTTGAATATGTTGATCCGGCTGATTTAGTTTACTCATATACAGAATCACCTTACTTTGACAATATATATTACGTGGGTGAAGTTAAAAATATACCTATTAACGAGCTAGCAAAACAGTTCCCGCATTTAACACAAGAAGATTTAGAAGATATAGTTAAAAACAAAAATTATAATAAAACAAATTATAATCAAGGATATAATTATAACGAAGAAGACACAAATAAAGTTCAAGTTTTATATTTTAATTATAAAACATATATGAACGAGGTTTACAAAGTAAAAGAAACTGGTACTGGTGCAGATAAAATATTACCTAAAGATGATACGTTTAATCCACCAGAAGATTCTGACAACTTTGGTAAACTACACAGATCTATAGAGTGCTTGTATGATGGTGCTATTATTTTAGGTACAGACAAGTTACTTAAATGGGAAATGGCTAAAAACATGATGAGGCCAAAAAGCGATTTTACTAAAGTAAAAATGAATTATGCAATTGTAGCACCGCGTATGTATAAAGGACGTATAGAGTCTTTAGTACAGCGTATTACAGGTTTTGCTGATATGATACAGCTTACCCATTTAAAGCTACAACAAGTATTATCACGTATGGTACCAGATGGTGTTTATTTAGATGCCGATGGTTTAGCTGAAATAGATTTAGGTAATGGTACAAATTATAATCCGCAAGAAGCTTTAAACATGTTCTTCCAAACAGGTTCTGTTATTGGTAGATCATTTACTTCTGAAGGTGACATGAACCCAGGTAAAGTACCGATACAAGAAATAACTAGTGGTAGTGGTGGTAGTAAAATGCAGGCGTTAATAGGTAATTACAACTACTACCTACAAATGATAAGAGATGTAACTGGATTAAACGAAGCTAGAGATGGTAGTACGCCTGATAAAAACGCGTTAGTTGGCGTGCAGAAGTTAGCGGCAGCAAATTCTAATACTGCGACAAGACACATATTACAGTCTGGTTTGTATTTAACTCAAGAGGTTGCAGAGTGTTTATCACTTAGAATATCTGATATTATAGAATACTCACCAACAAAAGATGCTTTTATACAAGCTATAGGCGCTCATAACGTTGCTACTCTTGAAGAAATGTCTAGTCTATACTTGTATGATTTTGGTATATTTATAGAGTTAACGCCTGATGAAGAAGAAAAAGCTTTACTTGAAAACAACATACAAGTAGCTTTAGCACAGCAAACTATAGATTTAGAAGATGCTATTGATTTAAGAGAAATAAAAAGCGTTAAGCTTGCAAACCAACTGTTAAAAATACGTAGAAAGAAAAAACAAGATAAAGACCAGCTGATTGCGCAACAAAATATACAAGCGCAAGCACAAGCTAACATGCAAACACAGCAAGCATCTGCACAGCTTGAGGTTCAAAAAGAGCAAGCTAAATCTTCAGCTCAAGGACAATTAGAAAGTTTAAAAGCGCAGCTAGACAGTCAAAAATTATTACAAGAAGCTGAAATTAAAAAACAATTAATGGAAGTTGAGTTTAATTACAACGTGCAGCTAAGGCAAATGGAAAACGAAAGTGTTAAAAATAAAGAAAAAGAAAAGGAAGATCGTAAAGACGAAAGAACTAGAATACAAGCTACACAGCAAAGTGAGCTTATAGATCAAAGAAAAAGTGAAAAACCACCTAAAAACTTTGAGTCTGCAGGTAATGATATATTAGGAGGCGGATTTGATTTAGGTAGCTTTGATCCTAGATAACAATTATTAATTATTATTATATTATATTATGGCAAAAAAGAAAAAAGAAGAAGTAGTCGAAAAGGCTACTGAAGACAACGTTGTAAAAGTTGATCTTAGTAAAAAAGAAATAAAAGAAGATGACAATGTCATCAAAGTAGATTTAAGTAAACCACCAACACCAAAAGAAGATGAAGTTACAGAAGAAGTTAAAGAAGATAACGCTGACGACAGCGGAGTGGTTGAGCTCGTTGAAGATGCCGACGCCACAGAAAAACAAGAAGAAGTACAGCCGGAAGCTGAAACACAAGAAGAGCAACCAGCTTTAGAAGAAGTTACTGAAGAAGAAGTTCAAGAGCAAACAGAAGAGTTAGCGGAAGAAGTTCAAGAGGCTATAGAAGAAGCTCAAGAAACTGGTAAAGCAATACCTGAAAATTTACAAAAAGTTGTAGATTTTATGGAAGAAACTGGTGGTACACTAGAAGATTACGTACGTCTTAACCAAGATTTTTCTAGTTATGACGACATGACAATTCTTAGAGAATACTACAAACAAACAAAATCTCACTTAACAGATGATGAAATTAATTTTTTAATAGAAGATTCATTTTCATATGATGAAGAAGAAGACGAAGAAAGAGAGATTAAAAAGAAAAAGATAGCGTTAAAAGAGCAAGTTGCCAACGCTAAAAGCCACTTAGACGGGCAAAAGTCTAAATACTATGAAGAAGTTAAAGCTGGTTCAAGGTTAACACCTGAACAACAAAAAGCAATGAACTTCTTTAATAGATACAACAAAGAAAGCGAAGAGAACAAAAAAATAGCGGACAAACAAACTAATACTTTTAAATTAAAAACTCAACAAGTTTTTAACGATAAATTCAAAGGTTTTGAATACAACGTCGGTGATAAAAAATATCGGTTTAACGTGAAGAACGCTGGTGAGGTAAAAGAAACTCAAAGCGACATTAATAATTTTGTCAAGAAGTTCTTGAATGAAAATAATGAAATGTCAGATGCTAAAGGTTATCATAAATCTCTATTTACAGCAATGAATCCCGACGCTATTGCTAAGCATTTTTACGATCAAGGCAAAGCTGATGCTATGAAAGATAGTGTTGCTAAGGCTAAAAACGTAAGTATGGATCCAAGGCAATCATTTTCTAATGATAACACTAGCGGGCCTAAAGTAAGAGTGCTTAACGATGATACTTCTTCTACTTTTAAGTTTAAAATTAAAAATAAATAAATAACTAATTTAAAATTACAAAATTATGGCAATTACTCCTGGAGGTTTGTTAAATAGTGTACCAGCTACGCAGCAGGCTACATTATCAACAAACTATTTAGATCTTGCGTCTACAGCTGGTGCTGGATGGGCGCAACAATATGTACCAGACCTAATGGAAAAAGAAGCTGAAGTTTTCGGACCGAGAACTATTTCAGGTTTCTTAAATCAAGTTGGGGCTGAAGAGGCTATGACTGCTGACCAAGTTGTTTGGTCTGAGCAATCTAGACTACACTTATCTTATAAAGGAACAGTACAAACAAAAGCTGGTGGTACTGTAGTTTCTGGTGGTATTATTGATATCGACACTGATATTGATGGTAACTCTATGGATAAAATTCACGGTGTTAGAGTTAACGATCTTGTTATCGTTGCTGGTAGTGCTGGTGTTGTAAAATGTTTAGTAACTGAAGCTATTAGAGGTACTGCTACAGCTAACGCTTATATTGAAGTAGCTCCTTATGGTGTGGCTTCTTTAGATGCTGCTGGTTTTGAAGATTCTGATGCGATTACTATACTAGTTTACGGTTCTGAGTTTCAAAAAGGAAGAAGTTATAATACTGGCGCTAACGTTGGTAATGATGGAACTGCTACTGACTCAAGAGGTGCTAATGAGCCTTCTTTCAAGTCTTACATGAACAAGCCAATTATATTAAAAGATTATTACGAGGTTTCAGGATCTGATGCTTCTAAAATTGGTTGGGTTGAAGTGTCTGCTGAAAACGGACAATCAGGTTACTTATGGTACTTAAAAGCTGAAGCTGATACTAGAGCTCGTTTTACTGACTACTTAGAAATGGCTATGTTAGAGTCAAAAATGGGTGGTGGTGCTAACGCAGGTGCTACTGGTCACCCAGTTGTTGCAGCTGCTGATTTAACTGACGATGCTTTTGATTTAGCTGCTGATACAGCTACAGGTACTCAAGGTTTATTCGATGCTATTGAATCAAGAGGTAATGTTACTTCTGGTGTTACTGGTGTTAATGCTGCTACTGACTTAGCTGAGTTCGATGCAATACTTGCTGAGTTTGACAAGCAAGGAGCTATTGAAGAGTACATGATGTTTGTTAACAGATCAACTAGCTTAGCTATTGATGATATGTTAGCTGCAATGAACTCTTACGGAGCTGGTGGTACTTCTTACGGAGTATTCAACAACTCTGAAGACATGGCATTAAATTTAGGTTTCACTGGTTTCAGAAGAGGTTCTTATGACTTCTACAAGTCTGACTTCAGATACTTAAACGACTTAGCTACAAGAGGTGGTATTAACGCTGCTGCTGGTGCTAACGCGCTTAGAGGGGTTATGATACCTGCTGGTACTTCTTCAGTTTATGATCAAACTGTTGGTGCAAGCATGAAGAGACCGTTCTTACACGTAAGATATAGAGCTTCACAAACTGATGACAGAAGATTAAAAACTTGGGTTACTGGTTCTGTTGGTGCTGCTACATCTGCTTTAGACGCGATGCAATTACACTTCTTATCAGAAAGATGTTTAATTACTCAAGGTGCTAATAATTTCATGTTAATGAAATAAGCACTTATTATTTAAAGAGGTTGGGGTTAATTCCCCAACCCCTTTCTTTTTATTAATTTTATTATATATTATATTATGGCAAAAAAACAAAAAACACAAGAGGTAGAGGTACCTGTTGTTGAAACACCAGTTGTTGAAACATCAAAACCTAAAAAAGTTGAACCTAAAAAACCAACTTGGGAAATAAAAGATAGAGTTTATTATTTAAAAGGCAATTTAAAACCTCTTTCTAAAATGATTAGATCTTCTGATATATTTTGGTTTGACGAAGAAAAAGGTTATCAAAGAGAGCTTAAATATTGCCAAAATCAACAAACTTGTTTTGTAGATGAAATGAAAGGAGACCAAAGACTTTCTCATATTATATTTAGAAACGGAGTTTTGTTTGTAGAAAAAGAAAAAACAGTTTTACAAAAACTATTGTCTTTATATCACCCTCATGCAGGTAATATTTTTTATGAATATAATCCTAGTGAAATAGCTGAACAACAAATAGACATGCTAGAACTAGAAGCAGATGCAATAGTTACCGCTAGAAGTATGGATATTAATTTAGCAGAGGCTATACTACGTGTTGAAAACGGCTCTAAAGTTTCTAAGATGAGTTCTAGCGAACTTAAAAGAGATTTACTAGTGTTTGCTAGAAAAAATCCTTCTTTGTTTTTAGAATTAGCTAGTGATGACAATGTTCAATTAAGAAATTTTGGTATTAACGCTGTAGAGCTTGGTATTATTAAATTAAGTCCAGACCAAAGAAACTTCATGTGGGGATCTAATAACAGACCTATTATGACAGTACCATTTGATGAGCATCCATATACTGCTTTAGCGCATTGGTTTAAAACTGATGAAGGTATGGAAATATATTCAAATATAGAAAAACGATTAAATTAATCAAACTGTAGGAGCGGTCGCTCTACGGGGCGATCGCAAACTACAAAAAATAAAATATGGCAGTAAACGTAGACACAGTATATCAAAGAGTATTAGCTTTGGCTAATAAAGAGCAAAGAGGTTATGTAACACCTCAAGAGTTTAATTTATTTGCTAATCAAGCTCAAATGGATATATTTGAGCAATATTTTTATGATATAAATCAGTTTAGTAGAGTGCCTGGTAATGAAACAGAATACTCTGACATGGTAACTTTATTAGAAGAAAAAATAGCTAAGTTTGAAAAGTTTAAAGTATCAATGTCAGCTGTTAGCGGTAATCAACTAACACTACCTACAGATGTCTATAGATTAGGAACTGTATTTTACGCTGTTGGTGGTGCTTACGACGTTGAGGTTGAAAAGGTTGGCAAAAAAGATTTAGAGTATATGTCTAGAACAGCTTTATACGCACCTGTTGAAACTAGACCTGTTTATACTAGAAAATCAGATACTTTATTAAAACTGTTTCCAGCTTCTCCTAGCACTTCATATTCAGTTAGCAATGTAACTTGTAATTACGTAGCAAAACCCGCAGATGTCTCTTGGGCTTATACCGAAGTAAACGGCACGGCTTTATTTAACAGTGCTTCTGCTGTTGATTTTGAACTCCATGCTTCTGAAGAAAAAAACTTGGTTATAAAAATATTAGCTTTAGCTGGTATATCTATTGACGACTCTGGTTTATACCAAATAGCGTCACAAGAAAACGCAAAAGAAATACAACAAGAAAAACAATAATAAATGGGATTACTAGACAATCAAACTCAACATGCATACTATGGTGGATCAAGTTTTGGTACTTATCAATTTACATCATTAGAGCACATTATAAATCAATTTATTATTGCCTACGTAGGTGAAGGTAAAATAATACCAAAAATAAAAAGAACTGATGTTGCTTTTCACGCACAAAGAGCTTTGCAAGAACTGTCTTTTGATACTTTTAAATCTACAAAATCTCAAGAAATAGAAGTTCCAGCAACACTGCAAATGGTGTTACCACAAGATTACGTTAACTATGTTAAGTTAACTTGGGCAGATTCTGCTGGTATAGAACACGTGTTATATCCTACAATAAAAACTTCAAATCCATTAGACATTACACAAGGAGTAGATGGTAGCTACACTACTGACGGTACTAATTTAACTACAGATAATTCGTCTTCAACATGGGAAAGCTATAAAGCTCACACTCCTACAACTACGACAGACGATTACGAAGACGACACTAGATTTTATGCTGAAGGAAGAAGATATGGTATAGATCCTCAACATGCACAAGATAATGGATCTTTTTATATAGACGAACTTAATGGTAAAATACACTTTAGCTCTTCTTTGTCTGGTAAAACTTTAGCTTTAAAATACATAAGCGATAGTCTTGGTACAGACGCTGAAATGCAAGTGCATAAGTTTGCTGAAGAAGCGATGTATAAATCTATAGCTTATGCTATAATGTCTACAAGAGCAAACGTGCAAGAATATATTGTTCGTAGATTTCAAAAAGATAAATTTGCTGCTACAAGAAAAGCAAAATTAAGACTATCAAATTTAAAATTAGAAGAATTAACTCAAATACTTAGAGGTAAGTCTAAGCACATAAAACACTAATATATGCCAGAGATTAAGAGTACCTTTGTCGCCGGTAGAATGAACAAAAGCCTTGATGAAAGGCTAGTTCCTAAAGGTGAATACAGAGACGCAATGAATATAGATATTTCAACATCTGAAGACAGTGATGTTGGAGCTGCTCAAAACTGTATGGGTAATAGCTTGATAGATACTATTGGTATATCAGGTGGTTTTTGCGTTGGATCTGTTACTGACGCTAAAAACGATAAAATATATTGGTTTATAGCTGGTACTAACGTAGACGCTATAGCAGAGTACGATCCAAATAAAAACGGCGGTTCAATATCACCAATACTTGTAGATGTAAAAGCTACTAGTGGTGGTATTTTAAATTTTTCATCAGCGCAACAAATAACCGGTATAAACATTATAGATGAATATCTTTTTTGGACAGACAATATTAATGAGCCTAAAAAAATTAATATTAATAGATCAAAACAAGGTTGTATAAAAAAAATATTTATAAGAACTACAAACGGTGATACTACTTACGACATTACAGACTCTACTGAAGGCGCTAATTATGATTTAACTACAAAGCCTTCCACATTAAACACAGATTTTACATCTTCATTAGCAGTTTCTAGTTACAACTCTTCAACTGGAATTTTAACATTATCTTCTAACCCTGGTTCTAACGCTTCTTTAAGAATAGATTTAAAGTTAAAAGCGCAATTTCTACAACACACTAGATTATTTGTTAATAACACCAACAAAGGTAATATTAAAGAAAAACATATTACAGTTATAAAACGATATCCACTAAAAGCCCCTACAATAACACTTAATAGTAGCGATAGAGACGGTAACATAATCAATATGTTTTGCTCTACACCTGACGAGTCTCACGATGCTGGTTCTTTGAACAACTGGAGTTTTTGGGCTTACAAAACAACTACAGGTAACATTTTACCCAAACCAATAGGAACTAGCTTTGATCCGCTGCAAGTTTCTGGGTCTACTTTAACTGACAACTTAGGAAGAGATGTTTTACTTAGTGAAATAGAATTTCAAACAACATTGTTAAGAGAAAACGATGTTGTTAAAATGAAAGCTACAGATAGCAATATAGACTATGAAGTTGTTTTAGAATTAGAAGAAGAAACTACAGCTGCAAACGCTAGTAATCAAACTTTTAAATGCTCTATTTTAAATATATCAAACACTTTTGCAAACTCTAGCAAAGATCTTGCTTTAAATTGGACTGTAAATTTAGAACAAGAAGATCCTATATACGAATTAGTTTTTCCAAGATTTGCTTATAGATGGAGATATGCTGATGGTGAGTATTCAGCTTTATCGCCATTTACTGAAGTTGCGTTTTTACCAGATGAAATAACTGGTTATAAATTTGACGCAAAAACAGGTCACAACTTAGCTATGAAAAATATAGTTAGAAAAGTAACTTTAAGTGATTTTGGCGATTATATGACAGCTGTTGATTCTGACGTTGTTTTCTTAGATATATTAATGAAAGAGTCTGATAAAACAAATATATATATTGTTAAGTCTATTGATATTACTGAAGAAGATGAACTTCAAACTGTAGATATTAAAGCTGAAAGCGTAAAATCACTGTTACCGGAAAATCAAATATTAAGGCCATATGACAATGTTCCTAGAAAAGCATTAGCTCAAGAAGTAGCAGGTAATAGATTAGTATACGGTAACTACGTTCAAGGACAAACACATATACCTCAAGACTCTTTAAAAATATTTACAAGAGCATACAGCAAAGGAATAAAAAATGAAAAGCCAACTCCTTCTCTTAAATCTATAAGAGATTATGAGGTTGGCATATCTTATTTAGATGAATACGGAAGACAAACTCCGGTTTTTGTAAGTAAAGATGGTGGTAGCGTTTTTAAAATACCACAGTCTAGATCAGACAAAGACAATTATATAAGAGCTAATGTTGAAAACGGACATCCTCCTTGGGCTACACATTACAAGTTTTACATAAAAGAACCTTCTGAAGAATATTACAACTTACCTTTAGATAGAGTGTATTTATCTGAAGAAGAAGGTACTGCTTGGCTTTCTTTTGTTTCAGCAGACGTTAATAAAGTTAGTTTAAACGAATATATAATATTAAAGAAAAAACACGGTTCTAACAAAGCTATTTTCAACACTCAAGAAACAATGGTTGAAGATGGTGATATTTCAAAAACTATTAAGTATAAAGTTTTAGATAAAAAATCACAAGCACCTGATTATGTAAGAAATCGTAAAGAAATTATTGGAAAAACACCAACGCAGTTTGGCTGTAATAACACTTCTGTTTACGATCAAGGTTTTCCTGTAGAGCAAACAATTTTGTTAACTATACCAGCCGAAGATATTGTTGGCAGTCCTTTAGAGAATATGCACACGCTTAGCTCTGAAAAAAAATATATAAAAATATCTACTACTGATGGTAATATTTGCTCTAAATATTACGAAGTAGAGTCTATAGAGGCTGTAGATGGAGGGGGTACAAGCGGTGTTACTACTAATTCTGACGATGATAGATATGAGATTAGGTTAAAACAACCTTTGTCAACAGATGTAGCTTTTACAGGAACATTTGCTAGTCCAACAGCTAATCTACAGCTTGAGCTTTATGTAGAAAAAGAAGAAGAGTATTTAAGCGAAGAGTTTCAAGGTAGATTTTTTGTTAAAATAAAAATAGATGAAACTTTTGATGAAAACGTAATACAAACAGAATCTTATAGAACAGAAAGTTGGATTATTTCTCATAGGCAAAACATATTTAATATTGTTAATACTGATACAACGTCTTCGTCTTCTAGCTCTGTAACATTTGGCGATGATGATTTTACACCAAGTTATATTTCTAATTCAAACTCTATAAACGGGCAAGAGTACGCTATTGATAACGCCTTTGGGTTTGAACCATCTTGGAATAATGGTAGTGGTACAGCTTTAGATCCAAACGACCCAGGTTATGTTAGCACTAGCGCATACTCAGGTGTTCAAGGAAAAGGCTGGGAAAGTGGAAACGAAGTAGATTTAAGATTTTTTGGTACATTAGATCAAGAAGAGTTTCCAGTGCCTGGTAGTTCTTTTTATCCAAACACGCAGCCTTTGTACCAAGCGTTGACAAGTGCTAGCGTTGGAAATCCTGTTTACTTTAGATGGAAAGATGAAGTTGTAAATACTTCAAACACACAGCCACCTATTTACAAAATAACTAACTGTGTTGAAATACCTGTAGACAATATTAGCGGTGGATCAAGCAATACTTTTGGTATTAGACTAAGATTAACTATAGAAAACCACCCTGTTGGTCAAACGTCTGGGGTAAATTGGAGCCCAACAGACGCTGATAGTGATGGCACTCAAGATATGGATCCGTATAACGTAACAAACGTTCCTTACGACGCTTCTGGGCCTAGTTTAACACACGCTAAAGAGCTTCAAATATTGGACAGACATACTGACTCTAGAACTTTTAGCACTGATAGTCCAGCTGTTTTTGAAACAGAACCTAAAAAGCTAATTGATTTAAATATATTTCACGAAACTTCTGAAGCTGTATTAATACCTAAAGTAGGTATGGCGCTTACGTCTACAGCTGCTAATTTTCCAAACACTACAGTGTCTTCTATTGGATTTGGTAATGGTATGGTTAAGATAGTAACTGCAGACCCTATGACAGGAGATGTTGTTAACAACGCCGAAGTAACTTTTAGTTATCCACTAACAAATGCTAATAGCACTAACTTTTCGTACGGTTATAAAGTTTTTGGCGGTGGTACTAATGGTATAATAGATAGCGGAACAAACGTGTTTTACTTAAAAGCTATAGAGCTTAACTGGCACAACTGCTTTGCTTTTGGTAATGGTGTAGAGTCAAACAGAATACGTGATGATTTTAACGCGCCTTTTATTGATAACGGCCCTAAAGTATCTACAATAACAGAAGAAGATTATAGAGAAGAAAGAAGAAACAATGGTTTGATATACTCAGGTTTGTATAATTCAAATAGTGATTTTAATAATTTAAATCAGTTTATACAAGCAGAAAAAATTACAAAAGATTTAAATCCTAGCTACGGTAGTATACAAAAACTATTTACTAGAAATACTAATATCGTAGTTTTTTGCGAAGATAAAACGTTAAAGGTTCTAGCAAATAAAGACGCGTTATTTAATGCTGATGGAAACGCAAATTTAACTTCAACAAATAAGTTTTTAGGCCAAACAATACCTTTTGTTGGTGATTATGGTATATCTAAAAACCCTGAGTCATTTGCTTCTTATGGTTATAGAGTTTATTATGCTGACAAAAATAGAAACGCTGTTTTAAGATTGTCTGGCGATGGTATAACTAATATAGCTGAAAAGGGCATGTCAAATTACTTTAAAGATAATCTTTACAAGTGCAGCAGAATAACTGGTAGTTACGATGAAGACAAAAACCTTTACAACATAACTTTACAAAATACTAATTTAACAATTAACGATACTGTAAGTTTTACAGAAAAAACTAATGGTTGGACTAGTTTTAAATCTTTTAAACCAGAATCTGGAGTTTCTTTAAATAGTAAATATTACACTTTTTACAACGGTGATATTTATGAACACGGGGCTAATTCTTTAAGAAATACTTTTTACGATACATTTACTGAGTCTTCTATAAAATTAATAATGAATGACATGCCTTCTTCTATAAAAGAATTTAAATCTTTAAATTATGAAGGCACAGTGTCTAGGTTATACAACAAAACTGTTGGTTCTGAAACTAATTTAGAAACAGACAAAAACCTTACAAGCACTTCTGGTAAAGGCTGGTATAATAGTTCTATAGAAACTGATAAACAATCTGGCTCTATAGCACAGTTTACAGAAAAAGAAGGTAAGTGGTATAGCTATATAAAAGGTATTGACACAACTGTTGCCAACATTGATACTAAAGAGTTTTCAATACAAGGTCTTGGTGCTTTAAGCTCTATAAGTGGTGTTGGTTGGAGCGTTACTTACAAGTTAAACATTACTGGTAAAATAGCAGCTAAAGGTAACGATGCTACATTTGGTAATGATTATTTAGTTGGAGAGCAAGAAATGTTCTCTTGGGAAGAAACAACGGGTACTTCTTTTGAATTTGACCCAAGTGTTGGTGTTAACGATATAACAAAAGAAGTTAATGTTCCAGCTGGTAGTTATAGCCAAAATCACGTATTTACTATATCTGGAAACACAGTTTTATCTGGAAATAACAATCAATCACAATTTTTAATACGAGCTGAAGATTTTTCTGTTGACACGTCGTTTAATAGTGGTTCTGAAGAAAGTAGTGATCCTGTTATTAGCGGTGGTGGTATTGGAACTATATCTTTTGCAAACACTACGAGTGCTTACGCAGAAGACAATAAAGTAACTGTTACAGTGCCTTTTTCTTTTACAATGCCTAGCGCAGATCAAGCTATAACATTTAGAGTAAAAGGTTCTGCTATAATGACTCAAACAATAACTTAATATGGCTACAATAATAAGTAACACGCAAAACTTAGCTTCTGAAACTTTAACCGCTGTTGACGCAACTATCAACGGTTCAACTTACACTGTGTCTGGTACTGTTGGTCAAACAATAGAGTTGTTTACAAAAACCTTCACAACAGCAACTAACAACATATTTGAGCAAAATCCAACTATAGATTTTAGCCAAACTAATTTTCCTGAAAATTATAGGTTTACAGTAGAAGATACTGGTAGTATTTCTGGAGGAGATTTTACTGTTAGAAAATACACTGTTTTTTATACAATGCCAAATCAAACTTCTGCTGGTGATATTATAATTTTTAACGCTTTTGCAAATATTAAAAGAGGTACTTCTACTGGTAAAATTAGAAGTATAAATATAGACAGTTCAGATTTGCCTTACTACGGTGATAAAAGAAAAGTTAGGGTTTATGGTGACGTTAGCGCTACGGCAACTTTAAGAGCGCAAGTAACTTCTGGCACTGACTTAACACAAACTACAGCTGTGGTTTCTGAAAACACTTCTGGTAGTACAACTGTTACTTTGGCTAATGTTAATACCAAAATATTTAAAGGCATGGCTGTGTCTGGAACAAATATAGCTGGTGGAACAACAGTGTCAAGTATAAGCGGTACAACTTTAACTTTAAGTGCCGGCTCAAGTGGTGGAGCAGCTAGTGGTACTTTAACTTTTTCTAATTCTTTTGTAATACAAATTGGTAGTGATGGTTTTTATGAATTAGAATTAAACTTTCCATCAACAACAAGCTCTACATCATATACAATTACTTTAACTGAAATAGCTGGTGGTTCTTTTATTGAAGATTTAAATGGAGTTACTTCTAAAGCTATAGTAATACAACAAAGAGCAAAAACAGTTGTTACTGTTGCTCTTAGTCAAAGCGCTAGCACTTTTACCTTACCTACTCCAAGTAGCGTTACTTTGCCAGGTTTAGCAGATAGGCAAAACAGTTTTGAGTCAAGCTCTTCTAGGTTTGAGTTTATTGTAAACGCAGCTTCTGCAGGTGAAATAACTAAAGACGGTACTTTTGCTATTGCTGATTTTACAAGCTCTTCAACCTCGGCAAACGTTGCTACACTAGCAAATTCAAATCAGATAACTTTAACAGATTTTGACATACAGATTAACAATCAAACAACACAAGCTGTTGGCTCTGCAAGCTCAACTGTTAATATACCGCTTAGCGCTGCCAACTCTGCAATAGCTGTGGGTATGACGGTAACAGGAACTAACATAGCTAGTGATACAACCGTTGCGTCTATTAGCAATGAAAATTTAACTTTAAGCAAAACGCCTACAGGCTCTGTGTCTGGAACTTTAAGTTTTAGACCTATGGCAGTTATATCGTTTTTTGCTAGAGTAAATTATCATGGTACAGGAGCTGCAACAACAACATTAAACGTAGATAATATATTAAACTTTGCATAATTATGGCTACAGTAACATTAACATTTAGTAATTCTATAAACGTGTCTTTACAGGCAAAAGCTACTAATGTAGCTAGCAATACTTCAAACTCTGATAATGGTGCTTGGGATAATATTTATTTTGTGCAAATATCAAATGGTAAACAGTTTGGAGACGTTAAGTATTTAGGTTATTGCACTGCTGTTGATAGAGCTAATAACACAGTGAGCGTAGAAGTAGCAACAGACACGCCAACGCCAACTGCAAATGATTTTATATTTTTTGCAAAGAGCAATATTGTTAATACATCAGCGTTGTCTGGTTATTTTGCAGAAATAGAAATGAAAAATGATTCAACAAGTTACGCTGAGTTATTTGCTGTTAGTTCAGAAGTGTCAATAAGTAGTAAATAACAGCAAAAAAGTGTAATTATAATAAAAAAATAAACATGAAAAAAAGTCCTTTAAAATCTGGTGATCCAGTAACAACTCAAGCTGCTATTAAATTAGGTGCTCCAGTTACAGGCGCTTTAATTAGTGCTGGCGCTTCTATATTAGGTGGTTTATTTGGTAGAAAAAAACGTAGAAGAGAAAAAAGACAAGCTCTTGCTGAAATGGAGCAAATGAAAGCTGAGTATATGAATTTAGACTTTAGTAATCCTTATGCTAATTTAGAAAATCCATACGAAGACTTAACTGTAAACTTGAAACAAGCTGAGTTTATGGCTGAAAGACAAAACCAACAACAAGCAAATACTTTAGCTGCTTTGCGTGGCGCTGCAGGAAGCTCTGGTGTTGCTGGTCTAGCACAAGCTGTTTATAATCAGAAAGTAAAAAAGAAACAACAAGCCGCTGCTTCTATAGGACTTCAAGAATCTAGAAACCAAGCTTTATCTGCAAAAGGTGAAATGGCAGTGCAATCAGCTGAAAGAAAAGGAGAGTTGATGCGCAAAAAATTAGAACAACAAAGAACAGAAACTTTATACGCTATGGCTATGAATAGGTCTGCTGCTGCGCTACAGTCTTCTAACAATGTTACTAAATCAATAATTGGTGGTATTGGTGGCAGTCTTGCTGGTTTTGCAGGGACTGAATACGGCTCAAAAGCTATAGGTAAACTTTTTAATTTATAAATTATGTCAAAACAATTAATACAAGCGTCTTTAAATTTAGACTTAGCTAAAAGCTACAACCCTGCTCAAGACGCTGTAGAGCAAATAGGTAAAGCTTTAGATAGTTACGTTAAATATGAAGAAGAACAAAGTGAAAAAGCTTATCAAATAGCTGAAAACTTACAAGAAGGCATGGTAGGTTTTGATCTTATGAACGATCAAGCACAAGACTATTACGAAAAAGAACTTAGCAATATAGCTACAGAACTTGCTAGCGCTAGAGCTAGAAAAGACTCTAAAGAAGTTAGGAGATTATTAGCCAAAGGAAAAAGTTTAGTTGACGACCAAAATAGGATAGGTGAAATAATTTATGCTCATAGTCAGGATAAACTTTCTGACAACTATGTGACAGGTGCTAACACGCACGTGTTAGATCTGCTAGTTAACAAGGATTACAGAGTAAAAGAAAACAAAGACGGTGAAAGAATAGTTGTTTTTGGTATGGGTGACAATGAAAAATTTGACGATAATTTTTTAGGCGGAAAAGAAGGTATTTTATTATCTGATCTTGATAAGTTTGCAATACCTAAAGATACTAACATAGCTAGCGATTATTTAAAAACTTTAAGCGCTGTAGCTAAACAATCTCAAGCAGGTAAAAAATACGAAGGATCGCCGGGTCAAAACTCGATAAATGTTGTAATAAATAAAATTGTAAAAGATGTAGATGGTTTGCAAAACGCTTTATTCACTGAAAACTTTCAACTTAAAGATGGTAAAAGAATAGCAGATTTATATTACGAGGAAAAAGGCTCGCAATTACCAATGAATGAGTTTGTTAGTAAATTTATGACTCCTGGTAGAAAAGATTACAACGCAGAAGAATTAACCGATTTTGTAAGAAAAAAGTTACAAGATGGTGCTGTAAACTATAATAACTTTTATTTTGAAGAAGACGAAAGTGATAAAGAAAAAACTGCAACCGGTCTTTTTTATGACGAATCAAATAACAAACAACTTATTCCTGCTGGAAGAGAAATGAGCAATGGTTATCAACAAAAGTTTCCACCTACTTATATTAACCAGCAATTACAAAACTTACAAGACGGTAAAGATGTAATTTTAGGTGGTAAATTATTTAGATGGGTAGATCCGGAAAAAACAGGTGAATCTGCTTGGCATTTTGCTGATGGTAATACGGGTAATTTTGTAAAAGTTGGTGATGGTACTGCTCAAGCTATGATTAGAAATGAGTTTAGAATATCTGGTGGAAAAAGAATAAACGACACAAGTAAAATTGTTACTGAAGCGCCTGTTATTGTAGATAACCAAGGTAATCCAGTAACTCAAACTTCTGTTGACGATTCTTATATTCAAGTAATAAAACAAAATTTAGAAAATAACAATACTAGAGGTATTAAAAATACAGTTCAAGAAATATTTGATAAAAAAGGAATTGATATAAAAGTTAAAAATCTTGGATCTGTTGCGTTTAAATTTACTTATAAAGATGGAAATAAAGAAAAAGAAGTTAAATACTCAAGTAATCCTAGAAACTCAAATTATTTAACTATTGAAAAGTTAATAGATGAAATTAATAGAGCTTTACAAACAACTGTCCCTGGTAGTATACCTGGAGAAGAGTAAACAATAAAATATGCCAAACTATTTATACAACGGAAATATTATTACTGAAGATCGTGTTATAGGCGCTGCTGAAAACTTAGGCTTAAGCGTTGACGAATACGTTAGTAAATATGGTTTTGAAGCTGAAGGCGAGCAAGACACCGCTATTGAAAGAGCTTTTGGTAAAAACGTAGTAACAGATTTTTTTGGCGATTTATATAGAGCTGGCGCTCAGGGTATGGCTCAAGGAGCTTCCGTAGAAGAAGCTTTTGATGTTTATCAAAAAGGTGCTAGTATTTCTGACGAAGAGTTGCAAGCTTTTATAAATGCAGACCAAAGAATACAAGCGTTAGGAGTTTCTGATGAAATGAAAGAGTACGAGCGTATAAAAAACGAAGCAGGTGGTGGTGTTTTTGGTTTTATGAAAGGTATGCTAATGACTAGAGGTCAAATATTACCACAGGTTGTAGTTAGTTCTATGGCAAGCATGGTAAGAACAGCTTTTGACTCTGAAGAGGCTGCTGCCGCTACAATCACAGGAGCGGCGGCTGGTAGTTTTATACCTGTAATAGGTACTTTAGGTGGTGCCATTGCGGGTGTTAGCGGTTCTTTAGAAACAGCAACTACGTTTTCTCAATTATTAAAAGAAAAGCTCGGAGACAAAGAGTTTACCAAAGAAAATATTAGAGCACTTTTAGAAGACGAAGACTCTATGATAGATATAAAAGGTAAAGCTTTAGCTAGAGGTGCTACTATTGGTGCTATAGAAGGTTTAACGGCTGGTCTTGCTAGAAACGTTGCTGGAAAATTAGTTGATGCTGGTAAAAGCGTTAGGAAAACTGGCGCTATTGTTACTGGTATTGAGGCTACAGGTGGCGCTACTGGAGAGGCTTTAGGTCAAGTTGCTGCCGGTCAAGATTTTGATATAGCAGATGTTTTGCTAGAAGGTTTTGCCGAAGCAAAAGGTGTTGTAAATGTTGCTGATATATTAACTAAAAAATCTTACAAAGTAAATAACAAAGCAGCAACTAGAAAACAAGTTACTAAAATTCTTCAAGAAGCTAAAGAAGGTAAAATAGCTACAAAAGATCTTTATAAAATAAATATAGAAGTAACTGGAGATCAAAACTTAAGCAACGCAATACAAAAAATAAAACAAGATGCTTTTACGGAAACTCAAATTAACGCAAGTGTTAGTGATGTTTCTGATAGAAAAAAGCTAGTTGAATTAAATAAACAGTTACAAATAGCAGAAGCTAATACTAAAAAAACAGGTATATTTAAAGACAACACAGCACAAATTAAACTTGAAAGTATACAGGCTAGAATAGATACTATATTAAACAAGTATGCTCCTAAAGTTGGTAGGCCTTCTAAAGAAAGAGTTGCTGGTATTGAAACTAGAAAAGCAGAAGCTCGAGAAGCTTTAGCTTTTAGTGTAGAAGAAAATTTTCAGGCTAAATTATCTTTTGCTAAAAAGCATGCTGGTTTGTATAATCTAGAATTAGATGATTCTTTAAGTTTTCAAGAAATACAAGATCAGTTTGGT